ATATAAATTATCAATATCTTTTTTATTAGAATAATCAAATCCTGTTTCTTTTTGATTATCAACTACTTCTTTAGAAAGTTTAGTTTCAACAGCTTTAATATCGTAAGTGCCTGATGCTTTAGGGGCTTTAATAGGGTTTTCTTGTACTGAGGCTTCACTAACATAAGAATTAAATACTTTGAAAGGATCAAAGGTACGATTTGATACCACCCCACCTCCAACAATCATTTCACTAAGAATTCCTCTTTGTTTTAAGATAGTAGTAGCTTCATTATATGTAGCAAAATTAGTAATATACTCTGGGAATAATCTGCGAGCTGATTTTAAGAACATATCTTTATGTCCTTTACCTTCTTGGATTAAATTAAATTGGTCTTGTAAAGTTTTCATATTAGTTATATAATAAAATTGCTCCTGAAGATAGAGAGGCACTAGTTACAAAAATAGGAATAGTATGACCTGAAGGGATAACCCATTCTGTAGTAGCCAATTCTGAGTTATTGGCATCTTTTAAACCAGTGATAGTAGCCGAACCTGATACGACAGTAAAACCAGCAAACGATCCGGTTGCTGAGGTTGTAGTAACTATTCCAATTGCATTTACAGGTATATTTGCCATGTTTATTTATTTAATAATTCGTCAATGTCGTTTAAATATTCCATAATTAAATCTGTAGGGGTAACTACAGCATAGGATTGTGGGTTTTCTTTATAATATGCTATTGTTTCTTCTTTTGCTCTATCAATAGCAGGATATAAGCTGTTTAATCTAGCTTCAATTGCTTTAAACGCATCAATGCGTCTATTTTGAAACTCAACCCTGTTAGGGTCAGCTTCATTGATTTTAGATTTTAACTTGTACTTATACATACTAATAAATATTAAGGTTTTCCCCAGAGGTATTTAGTATCTATAGCTTTAGATTGTTTAGCTAACTTTACAGGATCAACTAATTTATATTTAAATTTTTTAGTATAATAATTATTAGTTACTCCTTTTTTACCTGCTTTAGGACCAGGACCTAATGAGGCGCCTGGACCCTCTTTTACTTTCTTTTTAAAAGCAAATGGAGTAGCATATTGAGGACCCATACCAACAGCAAACCCACCTTCATCAACTTGCTGTTCTTCAAACATACCTTTAATTTTTTGGTATTCTGTTGGGTAATTTTTTCTCATATGAGTTCTAATATTATTTCTTAGAACTCTAAATTGATTGTAAATTTCTCCAAATTTAGGGTCTTTAATTACCTCAGGATCAGTAGCTACTGTTCTTAATGTGTCTAAAGCACGATTAATATCCTTTAAAAGAATCTCAAAATCAGGAATGTATACTACGTCCGATGAATTTTCTTCCTCTCCACCTGGGGTTGGTTTAAGGATGAATTTTCTTCCTCGAGCTACTTCACGGATTTTATCGTACAACTTGTCCATTGGCTGCTTTAAGTTCTTCTACGAGTTCGCAGTATTGGAGTAAGTCAACTATATTCTCGTTTTTGATAGGTGAATTTTTTTCTATCTCAACGATAAGGGGCAATACCTCGTTTAATTTGATTTGAACAGCTTTATCTGTAATTGATTTTTTTAAAATAGCTAATTCTTCTCTTAATTGTAAGATTCTATTATTATAAAATGTTCTTAGCTTTGGAGTAGAATCTACTGAGGTGATAAATTCTTTAAGTACCTCTTTTTGTGATTCGTATAAATCAGAATATTTGCCGTTGAATTTTTCTAATAAGATTTTGTAAGTTAACATTCTTACATCCTTATCATACGTTTCAAATTCTTGAATAACTTCGTCTTTAACTTTTTCTTGACTAACTGGGCCTAATGTGAGATGTTCTAAAATAGTATATTTGTTAGATACAATTTGGTCTGGGTTAATTAATTCAGATGAGTTTTGGGCTTCAACTAATGTATAAAAAGCAGCTTGTGTTTTATAGTTAGGAAGTTTAGTTTTAAAAAACTCGTCTAAGTTATAATTTTTTTTAATCTCATTAATAAGATTATATTTTTCTCTTTTAAGAGTCTTTCTATTAAGTTTGTTAGAAGATTCTAATAAAGTTTGAATAAGCATATTTGAACGAGATTCATTTAACTTTTTACTTTTAGTTAATGTCTCGTATAATTTAAGCTCTTTACCTAATTCGCTTTTTACAAAAAAGTTCTTGATAATATTTAACGCAGGAGACTGCCCACCATTAAGTGTATCGGCAGTTACTTGACGAACAAGTAATTCAAAAAGAATACCCGTGTTTTTATATTTCGAGTGTTTAATATTCATTCCTATTAGGATTTATTATAAATATATTGAGATATTTACTCAGTTAAATTAGATTCATCCAATAATGATTCTTTAGATTTATCTTTTTGGAAAACTAATTGTTTATCTAAGGATTCTAATAATCTTTTATTTCTAGTATAATTAGATTGTGCAGTTTCTAAAGCTAAGGGTGAACCACCTTTAAAATTAGTTTTAATAGATACTTCGGTATCGTCTACTTTCATATCTTTCTTACCTAGGCGATCACGACCAAAAGCATTATCTTGAGTGTTGATATTAGATGCTTTTTCTTCAGGGCGACCTAAAGGTTCTTTTTCATCATATCCATCAGGTAATGAATTATCTTCATATCTACTTCTACCATATAAAGCAGCTAAATCATGAGGTGTACCAAATGAACGTCCTGTTTCTAATGGATCGTTACCTTCTTCAGCGATTTGAGTATTACGGAAAGCACGTTTTTGGTCTTGAATAATCAAATCTCTATATTCATCGTATTGATCTTGGCTGAATTGGAATACGTTATCATAAATCCAATCAGTTGGGATGATTTTAGTTTCAAGCATTTGGGTTGCTAAATCAACTTTTTCTTTTAGTAATGCAATTTTTTCTTGTTCAGCAATAATTGAAGGACTAGTTAAAGTTAATTCAAAATTTGTTAATTGTTCACCATCATACCCTTGAGCATATAAATGAACTAAAGCAATTTTATATAATTCCGATGTAAGAATACGTTGGATACGATCAATAGTACGTGCGAAACGAATATCCTCAGCTGCTAACGTTGCTTTGCCTGTTAAATCTTTCTCGTAACCCATAAATGCTTTAGGCACCTTAAGAGCTGCAAATAATTTATCTCTTAAATAAGCTACGTCTTCGATACCATTATATTCAAGTCCTTTTGTAGTATCAATTTTAGTAGCTGCATCATTACCTCTTACAGGAACATAAAAATCTTCCATAAGGTTTTGCATATTATACTTTAAGTTATATTCACCTGTTTTTTCATCCATGAGCGGAGTACGCTTCATAGTATTCATAGTTTTTTGCATAAACTGCTCAACTTCTTGAGGTGGAATATTACCTACGTTAACGTAGAAAATACGTTTTTCTGGGGCGCGAGCAATCCTATGAATAAGCATCGCGTCTTCCATTAACACATATTGTTTAAATAAACGACGAGCTGGTTCCAAATATGAACGGCCATAAGGAAGATAATTAACATCAGTTAATAATCTAAAGTGAGCCATTTCATAATTATCAAATATAATTTGATTTTCTGTAGGTTTAGTATTTGGGGTAGAGTAATAACCAGATCCTCCTGTATAGTAACCATCTGGGGAATATAAGAATTGGACTTTGGAAGGGTTTTCCATATCAAAGTTTTCGCGTCTTTGGATATGGTAAGCTGTATAAGGGATTACATTATAAACACCAAACTTTTCTGAGATTTCTAATTTAAGAAAGAAATCACCATACTTGCACATTTGACGAGTCCAAGACCATAAGTTAAACTCAATGTTAAGGACATCATAAAATAAGTTATAAAGGATTTTTTGGATATCATCATCGCTACTTCTAATTTGAAGTACCTCACCCATATCATTTTTCAAAGTACATTCATCCGCAATAATGTCAAGTGCAGAAGCAATAATAGCATCTGTATCCATAGTATCATAGTCCCCATATAAATAGGTTCTTAGATATTGATATTGTAGGTTAAATTGCTGGCCTAAAAGAGATGTAGCAGCTGGATTGGAATAGATTTTTTGGAATCTATCTATAAGAGAGTTAGTTTGGAATTCACCACTAGTTTGAATATGGTCAGTGTCAACTACCCTTAGTTGATTTCCCCCTTCATTTCTGATGACTACATCAGTTGAAAAGAGTCTTCTTAATCTTGAAAATAAACTAGTATCTGCCATTTTTTATATTATTATTATAAATATCAAAGAAGCCATCTTAGATCTTCTTGTTGATCGCCAATTTTTTGAATGTAAGGATTTTGGGCTATATTACCTGTGTATACTCCTCCTTGAATTTTAGTCATATTATTTAAGGCAGCACGAGTCATATCTAAACCTTGTTGTTGAAATTTAAGTGAGGTATCTCTTAAAAACATTCCAATGCCAAATGACATTACTAAATCATCATTATAACCACCTTGAGCTTCAGGACGTCCATTTTTCCAAATAAATACTTTCATTTCTTCTAATAAACGTTTAGAGTTGATAGTAACACTTCTATCACCAACGTATTCTCTAAATTTATTTACTACAAGGGGTCTTGTTTTTAATGACATAGTAAAGCCAGGTGTTAAATTACTTCCGTATTCATATCGATTAAAATACGACTCAGCTGTTAATTGGTCACTCTTAGGTGATTGATAAAAGTTTTGGTAACCACGTTCTATAATAGTTTCAATAGTAGCCCACCCAACAGAAGCATTTTCTACTACAAGTAAAGCATTATTGTATTCAGAAGCTAGACCTACAAGAAAATGTCCAAATTCTTTTGGTGATAATTGACCTTTGTATTCAGCAACTTGTGTATTAGTTTCAATATCCATTACGTGGCAAGCTGAAAAATCTCGGCCATCACCTCTGGCAACGTCAGCTACTACCATATAATCTCTCGTATAAGAAGCTGGTTCCCATACCCATAGATTTTTATCTGCTCCTCTACGTTCTAAGGGTTCTTTAATAGTTGTTTGAGCTATAAATTCAATCCATTCTGGGTAAAATACAGTTTCACCTGATGTGCTAAAATCGCAGTCACACTCTTGGGCTGCCATTCTAGGATCACCTAAAAGTTCATCTTGTCTTTTTCTCCACGCTTCGTCCCTCTCCGGGTGTACGTACCAAGGTAATTTGATAGGTAAAAAGTCGTTCTCCGCTGCTTCCGCTCTCACCCATTGTTGATGGAACCAATTCCCAGTTCCATACGGAGTTGAAAGTACTATTGCTCCACCACCCGTAGCTAGTGTTTGTTGTGCTGATGCCCATATTTCTCCAATGTTTTCGATAAATGCGGCCTCATCTACTATTAGTAAAGATACTGCTTCTGATCTACCAGCGTCACCTGCTGCGGATACTGCTTTGATTTGAGAACCATTATTTAATCGTAAGGTTAATTTGTTGTTTTCGTCTGCTGGTACTTTAAGCCATGAAGGTAAATTCTCGTACATGAATTTTACCTTGGTTACCATGTTTTTAGCTGTTTCTTGCTTTGTAGCTAAACAAAGTACGTTTTTGTCTTTGTGGAACATCATCCACCAAAGTGAATATCCTGCTGCTAGAGTTGAAATACCTAGCTGGCGGGATTTAAGTACGATAGAGTATGGATTATCTTTCCATAGATTAAGTACCTTGCCTTGGAAAGGGTATAGATTAAAGATAACACGGCCACGTTGTGGGTGTTGAATATAACAATATTTTCTCATAAAGTGAGCTGGGTCTTGGGCACACTTTACAAATTCTTGTTGTATTATTTTTCTTAAATCTTGGTCGCTCATTTTCCTAGTTTCCAGTACATACTAAGGGCGATAACTGGAACTAGATTTTGATCAACACCAACCCCAAAGCTATATACTTGCTTCTTTTTTGTTCTATATAACATTTCGCCACCTAAGTAGTTTATTTGATCTAAATTACCTATACCGCGCAAACCAAAATATAATTCTCTTTGGTTAATATATATTGTTTCTTTAATAGTTTTTCGTGGATAAGTAAAATTATATGCAATTTTTCTTCCTACGATTTGGTTTTGGGATACTGTATCAGTAATTGTTAAGTCTAGACTATCTAATACTTGTGTATCCTCGTATGTTCTAATAGCATAGTAATCTGCTAAAATAGCTGCTGTATCAATTGGTGTAGAAAATGTATCAATGTCTACTTTAGTTACGTATTTAACTTTAGGTACATATACTGGGTATTCTTTTTCAATTGTTACATATTCCGTAATAGTATCTCTAACAACGCGTTCGGTAGATTCAATGGGGCCAGAACACTGCCTCATTAAATAAATCACAACTATCAATACTACAATAAGTAGTGATTGAATATTTTTAAAGTATTTTTTCATTAATTGATTTTTGACACTTTGTCTTCAATTTCAATTTTAGCTTTACTCCACTCATCAGCATATCTTTCTTTGTCTAATACGCGATTAGCATTATCTACAATACCTTTAGATTGCATGTCTTTTAAGAATGCTCTAACCATTTTAGTTTTTTCTTGTTGGCGAAGTTGGCTTAATTTTGATTTATCAAATTTACCACCTGATTTAGCTAATTTACGTAATTCAGCATCTGATGGGCCTTCTTCATCTTCTCCTCCAGCATAGTATTTTTTATCACCCATTGAGAAAGTTTTTACTTTTTCTTCTTTCTTTTTAATGGTTGGAGTAGCTGATTTAGGGCGACCACGTGTACCTTTTTCTTTAGGTTCACCTTCTGGTTTTTCAGAGGCTTTACGACCACGTTGTCCTACTTCTCTTTCACCTTTTACTAAGTCGATGAATTTATTGAGTTGATTATCAAACAAATCATCATCACCTAAAGCTGCCTTAACTTCATCATCAGTCTTAATAGCCTTACGGATGTCTTTCTTTTCAGAATCTTTGTTTTTTTCGATTACTTTTTCAATAGCTACTTTTAAATCACCCGCGATTTTAGCCATTTCCATAAGAGCATCTTCCTCTAAAGTTTCAACTTCAGCTACGTTAGCAGGTTTATTAGATTGTTTAGCAGTAGCAATAGCTGATTTTACAGCATCAGTAGTAGTTTTTTCACTTTGAGCAATTTGAGGTGCTTCTGAAGGGTCTGTTGTTTGGCTAACTGTAGTTAATTCAGCTACAATCATCTCACGGATAGCTGATTTTAATTCAGATATTTTCATCTTTAGAATATTATAGTTTTCGTATAAATATTACAAACCTAATTGAAATTTCATCTGTTCAATACGTTGTTCTGTAGGTCCTTCTAAAATACCATAATTTTTAATAAGCAAACCTTTACTTTTAATAAAATTAGTAATAGTAGAATCTATTAAATTACGATATTCAATATCTGTTTCTCGAACACCATTATCTTCCATATCTACTCCTTTAGGAGATACATAAAAAATGTAATCATATTCTTTAATTAATAATGTAGCTAACTGTTCAAAATCATATTTTTCATTGTGATCCATAGATTTAGAGGCACGAGCAAATGCCATAACATCAATTATAGTACGATCTGTAATAATGTTTTCTTGCATAAGCTCCATAGCTCGTTCAGCTAAAAATACTGTTTGACCTTTAAGTGTTGAATCAGTGTTTAATGGAATACCTTGAGACATCAAATATTTAGAACGCTCTGTTCTAAACATATAATCCTTAAATTCTGGTAATTGTTGTAAAGCGTGTACAAGTGTAGTTTTACCTACTGACATTGTACCACATAATCCTATTTTCATGATTGTGAATCTCCTGGTAATACTCTATAACTATCTTCCTCGTAATGTTTAGTTGACACCTCAAAAATTGTAGCACCTTGGGTAAGTGCCCTCAATTGGTGAGGTTGTCCAATCTCTAAATCTACAACATCTCCTTGACTAATTATAGTTGATTGTACTTCAGCTTTTTCAGTATCAATCCAACTATATTCAAATTTACCTTCAGCTACATACCACGATTCTTCTTTAATTAAGTGGTAATGCATTGAAAATTTTTTACCTTTCTCGAATACGAGAAGTTTACCACAATACAATTCATGGTTTACAATCCAAAGCTCGTGTCCCCAAGCTTTTTCATGAATTTCTCCCTTATGTGGGATTGGTTGATATTTATGCCCCATTAAAATCGTGTTGTACCTTTCATTGCAGGGTTTTTATACCAAGGTAAACCTTCTCTATTTTTACGGGCTTCTTCCCATTGTTCAAGAGTAAGTTGCCTACCATAAAGATGGTATTGTTTTTTAAGATTAGTTTCTTCATCTTCAATAGGTTCTATTGCAGGTCCATCCCAATTATGATATCGCCAAGCATCTGACCCTGATTCTTTAAAGAAGTGGTGGTATGCTCCATTTGAGCGCATTCGTCGTGTTTCGTATATTCTATCTTTTGCCATAATTACCAATTTACCACGTCTCCGTGTATATTATCCCATTCGCAAATGTACGAACCATTTTCTACAGTGCAAAATCGTTCTAAAATATATTCAGCAACATATGTACCTTGAGCACCTGAAACTGTAATACCACGAGCTGATAGAGCATCGCCTACAAAGTGAACATTGTCAAATTGGGCTAATGCTAAATTTTTATAGTCTACAAGTGGTTCAGGTGACAAATACTTAACTTCAGGAATATAAACTCCCCAATCATGAGCTAATGTTGGGAATACTTTTTTCATATCTTCGATAAAGTCATCAATGTATGAATAATAACCTTGGAATGCTTCTCTTACCTCATCCATTTGTTGAGCATTAATAGAAACAGCACTCACAGTATCACCTTCAGATGTTGATGAAGGGCGACGTGAAGGGCTATAATATAAACCAGTAGCATCTTTTTGGACTTTTTTAACCAAATCACGTGACCATTTAAATGGTTCTTCAATACCTGGGATTTCCATTAAGATGCCAAAATTGGTCATATTGTTGCGATGTTTTTCTCCTTTTTTAGCATGACCATTATAACTATGATCTCCATAAGTTTCTTCTACAGCAACATATGCTGCGTTATTGTTTGTACAGAATGAACGGAGTGAAACACCATTATCGAATTTACGATATAATTTAAAATCGTAACTGATATCAATTAGTTTTTGAAAGTGTTTTTGGGGTGCTTCAAAGCGAACACCAATTTGTACTGGTTTTGGTTCAGTAGGGAAATTGTAATCATCTGCTAATTGCTTACCAAAGTCAATACCTGATTTACCAACAGCAAACATTAAACGATCATATTCGAATGTATGTGTTAGATCTGATTGTGGTACTATTACTATGCCTGTGTTGTTTTTAAAATCGATTGAAGTTACTTTAGCTTCCCATTCGAATTTAACACCTTTTGACACTAAATAATCGTACCAATTTTTTCCAATCTCGTGTAGGTAATCTGTACCAACGTGCCATACAGGAAACAATCGTAAACCGAAATATGGTTTAATAAAATCCGGTTCGGATTGAGGATCTGAACATTGTACTTCCTCTGGTTTAGGGTGGAAGCGTTTGAAATTGGTAATTACTTGATCAAACAATTCCATTGCTTTATCTTCACCACAATATTTTGACATTTGCCCTCCAATAGCAGTATGGTAAGTAAGTTTACCATCACTCCAACCACCAGCACCAAGAAAACCTTCCATTACTTCGGAGGGTTTTCTATTATAGGGATCTTTCCCCATATCGATGATAGTAATAAGTTTGCCTGGGTAACCGTTGTCTACAAGTTTTGTAGCTGCATTTACGCCTGCAACTCCAGCTCCTACGATTACGATTTTTTCCATTTTTCCTTTATTATTTAACTATTAAATATACAAAAAAGAGCTGCGGCTCTCAACGAGTGAGGCCACAGCTCTCGAAAAATT